CGCAAAATTCAGCATGGTTAGCTGGAATATCTTCAGCTGTAATGGATTATGATTATGACAGATCACTTAGAGAGATTTTTGCAACACAATTAATAGATTTACCATCTATAACTTACAGGAAACAAGCCAAATATCCAATGTCCAGATTGGTTAATGGAGAAATGACAAAGACAATGTATGATCCTGGTGTTTGTTTAGAATATCCAAAGTATACTCAAAAGGGAGATTGTGGGAAAATAATCGTACAAGCTGTTACAAATGGAACTCAAATGAAAATCATTGGGATTCATCAAGCAGCTAGTTCAATTAAGAGTATCGGATCAATGGTACTTCAGGCGGATATACGGATTTTAGATCCGGGGCCTCTCCCAACTCCTATAGAGCATATTCTGGAGGCAGAATCAGTAACTTTTACTACGGCATATAATCACCCACGATATGAAGAATACGAAGCAAGATTTGTTAATCCGTTGGCAATACTTGAAGGAAAATTTGCTGCAAGATATCCAACTAAGTCTAATATAGTTAAAACTAGAGCTTACGATTATGTTACTATGAAATATTCATCTTTATTAGAGTATGCTCCAGCAATTATGCATAAAACAAAGGATGGAATTGACCCAATGGCAATACAAGTAAGTAAACAGTTTCAATCATATTGTGATTTTATACCTTATGATAAGTTGAAAGAAGCCTCAGTTTCACTGCTTGATCATTTAACGTCTTTACCAGCTGGTGAATTCATGAAGTTTAAGAAATTATCACTCTATGATGCAATCAATGGTAATCATGAGATTGGATTAAATGGTCTAGCAATGAATACTTCCGAAGGATATCCTTTTATATGGCATAGACCGAAGACAGAATCAGGTAAGAAATGGCTGGTTGATGTTAAAACTGATAAGAGTGTTACTTATTATGAGATTAAACCGGTTGTTGAGCAGAGAATTAACGAATTAGAAGATCAATTAAATAAAGGTGAAATTCCAGTTGTATTTGTTAATGATCTGTTAAAGGATGAGTTAAGGCCTATGGAAAAAGTACTACAAAGGAAAACTAGAATGTTTATGTGTTCTGATTTTGCCTGGAATATATTAATTCGTAAATACTTTGGAGGTTTCTTGGGTTATATATATTCAAATTGTACTGAATTGGAAATTTCAATAGGTATAAATCCACATGGACAAGATTGGACTAGGTTATACAGGAGATTGTTGGATCAAGGTGACGATGGTAACTATTTTGCTGGGGATTTTGGTAATTATGATAAGTCCTTACCTTATCAGTTGATTGTTGAAGCAGGGTCTAT